AAGTGAGGCTCGCGGCCCTCCCCCCCAAGGAAGATTACCCTTCCTTGGTTTCGAGGCGCGATGGAGCTAAGGATGCTCTCCTCTATTTCTCAGGTCACCCACCGTAAGGTAAGTGCCTGATTAGTAGTTGGTCGGTTCTTTAGCGACACGTGCCACGGTGCCGCCATCGGTCTTTATTAATGTCCGATTATGACCCAACACCTGGGTTCCGGCTTCCACTTTGTGGACGCTGTGGTTTCACCAGTGACCGTAGCCACTCGAAATGCCGAAGCATATTCGTTACCCTTAAACGGTAAGGATCTACTTCCACCCGTACGCTACCCTTTGTTGAGGGTTGCGGCACTAATCCCACTTTATCCACAACCTTCCATAGTTGCTGGACAACAGCGGAGATTTGCACCAAGCTAAGCTTGATGTTAAGTGCCTGCAGGTGTTGTGCGGACTTCCTCGCCAATTCGAGGGATCGAGTCGCTTCAACTATGGCTTTGTTGGTTTGACCGTCAACTAACGGAGTTACTGGATCCTCGAGTTTCTCAGTGAAGAAAAGATCTTCCTGGTAATCCTCAAGGGCAGTTTCCGAAGGTTTCAGGAGCACCGTATCGACAGCTGTCATAAACGGTGTTACCCATGCCAGCATATCAGGGTTTAAACCCCTGGTAGAGGCTGTATGGGACCAAACCCACTCAGTCCACGTTTGGAATGCGAAACGAGAGCCCAAGAACGGGTGAGTCAGGGATACTGCAAGGGCCCGAACCCGCTGGGGTAACAATTCCCAGCGTGTATCGGAGACCTTTGAGCAGACCCTGAACCCAGCACCCAGAGACCTAACTACATTGGATAGCGATCCCCTAGTTACTTGGCTCGCTAGAGCACAAGCAACCCCAGAAGAATTTTGGGCAGCAGCCCAAAACTTAAGGGGTAATCCACTAATATCCTCTCCTTGGTAGAAGAGTTTCTTAGCGAATTCTAAAGTTCGCCATTTTGAGACTAGACTCTTGTTTAGTCCAATCTCAACTCCGAGGAGCCGACATAGTGCACGGTATTTCTGAGCCACACGGTCGTCGGCGATGACTACGTCATCACCTAATACCGCGTATAGGGTGAACCACTTATCGTAGCCTGCACGGAACGCGCAGAACTGTACCATAGCATGGTGTGTCAGAGCGAGCATAGCCCAAGAGCTATACCCACCCATTGGCTGCCCAACGCCGTAGCGAAGGGCACGGGTAGCTAACCCTCGTTCACGCTGGACTCTTTTGGAGATCCAGTATGGACGACCAACAAGCAAAGCTCGCCAACACTTGGCAAAGGATTGCCCAAACACTTGAGCCAACAGGTATTCCTGTATTACTACAGGAATTCTGTCGGTAGCAGCACTAAGATCATACGAATAAATCGTAGTATCATTGCCTACCTTCCCTAGGAGCCTCTTCACTGGTTTTAACTGGTTAAAGGTTCCATCTTCGGGAATACTGCTCAATAGATCAAAGATCCAATTGTGCAGTGGCTTAAGTGCCCATTGGCTCCACACATCTAGTAGTGCAACCACACGAACCTTACCCGCTGCTTCCTCAAGCAGGGCTAAACGCCCGGAGGCATTCTTCCCTGTCGAATTCACATTCGGTAAGATAGGTGTTGGTTTACGAACTGGCCATAAGGCCCCTTCGCTCCAACTCCCATCCGAAAGGACTAACCCGTCTTTTCCATCAGATCGAGGTATTGCTACCTTGACTGGTGCCCGATGTGAGCTCTTAACAACAGGCCAGAAGTCTGCTGTCTTGAGTAAAAGTGTCCAAAAGGATTGGGTAGTACCCTCACCCCCTGGAATTTGCTCAAGGTAATCCTTAAGCAAGTTAGCAGGTGTTAGTGCCCACTCTCCATAGGCCCAGCAGTAAGCTGCATGGACTCTATGGGCAAAAGCGGTAGGTTCAGCCGTATAGGCCTGTGGCGCAGTTCTATCTAGTACCTTGTACTGATTTACAACAGCATCCATTGCTGGATCCTGTCGTTTATCAGCAGAAAATGAAGTAATCACAAATGGAATTGGCTTGGCTAGGACCTTAGTCCCAACGTCAACCAAATCTTCGGCATGCATCTCCTCCAACTGTCTAAGGAATTTATTACGCAGGAATCCCTTCCACGTTCCTAGGAACGCTTCAGAGACCTTGCGACCCGGATTCAGTATAGTACTGAACTTTGGGGCTCCCTTACACGGAAGGATTCGATACAAACCAAAGAATGTCAACCATAGCTGGATGATCATCGTGTTTCCACGACGAATCTCCTTACGTGCAAACGCAGGGATGATACGCGGGAGGCCATCCCGTGATCTAGACACCGCCACCTTTCCAATCTCTCGAGAGGAATGATGGAGGAATCCTCCAGGTAATGACTGCATTAATGCAGTATTACAGACCTTCAAATACAAGACTAGACCCTTCCGGCCTTGGCGCGAACCAATGTTCACACACTGTCG